CAAGATTATCCATTTGATAGGTTACTTAGAAGAAATTCTAAGATTAAACCTACATTATATGGTTTTGATTTGAGCGCCGCTACAGATAGATTACCGATTGTACTTCAGGAGGACATATTAAAACTTATCGGTTTTAATCTTCCTTGAAGAACACTATTAGATATAGACTGGTATCTTAATTTTGAGGGTACTGCGAAAGTTGAACCATTTATGTTCGACATTCGTGATATCCCAAAATTAGATGCAGGCTCTAATAAAGCGTTAGCATTACCTTTTAATAGAGGTAATGTTTCCGTTGATAGTATCAGATATGCCGTCGGGCAACCGATGGGTGCTCTTTCCAGTTGAGCTATGCTTGCTATCACACATCATGTGATTGTAATAGCAGCCTCAATTTTGGCTGGAAAGAAAGATTTTAAGGATTATTGTGTTCTTGGTGACGACGTCGTTATTGCTAACGATGAAGTTGCTGAACAATACTTAATTTTGATGTCTTCATTAGGTCTTTCAATCAATCGCCAAAAGTCTGTAGAATCAAAAGATTTTACAGAATTTGCGAAGAAATTGAAAGGATTTAGTGGCCTAGATTACTCTCCTATAGGTGCAGGTTTAATACTGCAGACCATAAGGAGTAAATCTTATTCATTAAGATATATTCATGAGTTGGTATCAAAGGGTCTTATTTCTTTAGTAACACTTCAAGAACAACTTTTATTATCTCCAAAGTTTTTTGGAGTTAATAGAAAGATTTGTGCTTGAAGTATTGCTTTAGATTCATATATCCAATCTTATCTAAAGGGTTCAACTGTTGACGTAGGAAATCCTACGATGCAGTCCGCCCCTTTAGTTAGATATATGAACTCGAATATAACAAGATTCTACTACCCTCTGCTTTTGCAGGTGGCAGGCGAGTTTGTTAAAGCGAGAAATAAGTTTAAGTCCGAGATATTCTACTTTCTTAGAAATATATTATTTATTAATGTAACTAGGAAAGGTTTAGTGTCTTACCCATCAGTATTGAACTTCTTGAATTTAGGTTTTTGGATATTAATTATTAAACATATTAATACCCTCTTATCTCTTATTCAGCTTCGATGTAAATTATATGTTTGGACTACAAAGCCCAAACGTATACCTTTACATGAAATTCCTATTTTATATGATGCATTAGATATTACATCTGTTGCCAGTATAAAATGGGGGTTGAAGAGTAAGGTTCAAGCATCTACTAAGGTTCTTGCGGATATTATCAAAAATGTTGATAGTGGTTCTTTAGTCCACTATTATATTTATGGTAAATATCCCGTGAGAAAACGTTAGAGTACGTGTTTTCTAAATTTTTGATAATTCTTTTATCTGATGCCCTTTTAGAGGGAAAGGTAGGATCACAGTTCTTATAGTTTACTAAATAACTATATCCGCTAAGGAAAAGGAAGAAATTCCGGGGCTTAG